AAAGGAACCCGAGTGTTTTACGCCAAGGTTCGTGAAATAGCTAAAAAGTAATAAACTAAAAATTTAATAAAAAGAAAACCTCCGACCTAAAAATCGGAGGTTTTTATTTCAGCCCTTTTAATTTCAGGTAAAGGGCCTTGCAGATAAAGTACGAGTCTACTATATCCGATACTGGATTTCCAATATCTTTCTTACCGGGACTAATAACATTCTGTAGATTCACAAACGTTTCTTTCAGAAATGCATTGTACATCTCTTCTTTGTTTGCATTACCTTTACCGGACGCTTGTTTCTTGATGGCACTGGGTGGAATTACTTCTACTGGTATGCCAGTTTGATGTAAACGATACTTCAGCACGCCAGTATTTTCCGCAATATGGAACACTTTACCTTTGGCACCAAAAGCATATCCTTCGATAGCCACTTGTTCACATCCCATAAGGTAGTCCATAGCCCAATCTGAAATGTTTTCGTATCTAGAGAAATCGCTGTTCCAGTCGTGGAACGCTTCTCCCTTGATATTATTCATGAATAATTTTTGATTCTTCTTTACGTCGGAAAGAAAGTAAAACGCACACCGTTTAAAGCAGAACGCTTCTTCCGAATTAAAAACACAGATGCTGGGACTTGTTAACGAATAATCTATACCTGCAATTAACATCAATAGTATTTAGGGTTAGAAACCCATGGCTCTGGCAATCAGCATTCCAACCATAACGCTAATGGCGCACAGCATAACTCGATGGAAGTTATTCAGTTGAACATTGTTCACGATTCATCATCTCCTTAATCCAATCCAGATAACGATCCACACGGATCGCTGATTGGTCAACCATAGTGTTGTCGATGATGCACATAGACGAAATAATACCTGCCAGATGGCCACCGTTTTCAAATACGGCACCACCCGAATCTCCAAACCAAATGTGTCCATTTATTGGAAGGAACTTCATGTACTGAGGTTCTTCTTCCACAGTTCCGTAATACCAGAAGGTTCCCGGCTTGCTAATTTTCTTAATCTCGTGAGAGAATCCCACGGTGGTAAGCGTTTCTCGTTGTGTTAGCTCAGACTTGTCTTGCATTAGCTGCGCTGGCTGTTCATCACATCCTTCCGTTAAAATTAATATTCCAATATCGTCTACCACTTCTCCATCTTTTCCGGTATATCCGGGGTGGATTATCATTTTTTCTATCAGATAGGCTTTATCCTTGGTTATGAAATATCTCAAGGTTTCGCCGTCAATTACATGCCCTGCGGTAAGGACCACCGCAGGGGCAATCAGAACGCCACTTCCTATGAACTGGCCTTTCTGATTGTGTACGTGCCCCACGCAACCATACGTATCTTTGGTATTGTGATTTACGACCTCGAATCCGGGGAATGGATCTGGCTTACTAATACCCTGTGGTATTTGAATGATTGCAGTGTCCCATTTGGGCGGCTAGAATCACTGCTGAAAGGATTGCAGTGAGCTTCATCATTACATAAATATGTATACAAGATAACGGAAAAAAACCAAAGTTTTTTAAGGACTAAACATGAACACCAATAACGAAATGAATATTATTCGCGGTATATTAAACGAACAAAATATGGTGTTTGATCTGCCTATGGGCGGGATAAAACCAACAGTAAATCCGTACGGCACTTCGCCCACAAAACCTGCTGTTGCGTTTAATACTGTTTCTGCCACTTCTCAACCAACCTCTGTTACATCCAATATTCAAACTAAACGTCCTTTATCACACGAAGAGCTAATGGATATGGTTAGAAAGTCTACAGCCAAAACTGAAGAAGCTTTACAGGCTGGTAAGCGTAGAGACGCTGCTGTTGCTCAATACCGAGCCAGTGCTCCTGCTGCACCAGACGAAGCAGCTATCCGCCAAGACGCTCGTGCCAGCTTCACCACTGACGGTCACTGGGACGCAGAAAAGTATAAAGCGTGGAGAGCAGGCCGAGCTGCAGAAGGCGCACAATGGGCACAAGTTGGGGCTGCTAAACAACGAGTTGCTGATGTAAAGAAATCAAATGAACGGTATCTACAAGACCTGAAAAGTAATCTACAACAATCCAGAACGGCAAAAACACCAGAAGAACGAAAAGGTGCTTTTGGTATGGGAATGACAAATGTGGATACGTTTGTGTCTGGAGCTGAAACCAGACAACGTGAAGCACAAAAAATGGCAGACGATATTATGGGTATGATTAGAAATATACCAAAAAAATCATAAAATATCATACTTTATAAAAAACCTAAATAACATATTACAAAGGACCATAAATGCATAACTTACCATCCAACAACGAAACTAACATTATTCGTAATATTTTTGATATCAGCACGAACTTTTTAAATGAACAAGTCGTTAAAACTTTTGATGATAAAGAAGCTGCTAAAGCTATTAGAAACGCACCAGGTCTTGGTAAGGATGCTTCAGGTAAGTTTAGACCAACCGCAGATGTGCGACAACAAATCTTAATGACACCAACAACTCAAGTTCCTCAACCAAGAAGAGGTGGTGTTGCTCCTGCCGCTGCTGCTCCTGCCGCTCCTGCTCCTGCCGCTGCTGCTCCTGCTGCCAAACCATCATCAGGACTTATGGGAGGAGCCAAACCTGGTTCCGATTTTGGTGGTAATCGTGGAATTATTAGAAATGCTGCAGGCGAAATCGTCGGTGTAGAAACTGGACTCGTTGGCAAAGCTGGTAAAGGTTTACCGGGTGTTGCAAAAAGCGCAGCAGGAGCTCTACTAAAACCAGGATTAGTTAGAGGAATTGGACTAGAAGTCGGTGCTGATCTAGGATTAAAAGCACTTGGTATGAAAGGTGGCGCAGGACAAGTCCAAACAGGACGTGGTATGCAACCTGTAGAATCTCCCGGTGCTTTGGATTATGCTAGAGATGCGGTCGCTTCATTAGCTGGTGGTGTTGGTATAGGTGGTAAAGTTGGAGTTGCAGGATCACTTCCTTTTGTTGGATGGAATGCCGGAAGAGCCATCGCTAAACAAATGGGCGTCGATCAAGAAGATCGCAATATACTAGAATTGGGTGCAGAAGCTTTAGGTACTTCTGGTAGCCAACAAGGAAGATCACAACAATTAGAAAAAGAAGCAGAAGCTGGTGAAGCTGCGCGTCGAGCAAGAGCCAGTGATCCAGAATTCCTAAAGAAGCAAGCTGCAGATAAAGCTGCTCGTCAAGCAGCAGCAGAAGAAGAGAAGGCTGCAGCCGCTAAACCAGCAGCTCCTGCCAAAGAATTTGCTCTTCCTGCCAGCACACTAAAACCAACAGAGAACCCTCTTGCTGGCGCAGCAAGTGCAAAATCGGCTCCAGCTAAACCAGCTGCTCCAGTTCAAACTCCTGCTCCTGCTTCAACAAGAACTCCAATAATGCCAGGTTCTTCCAAGGAAGTAATCAAGGCAGCAACTAGCAATCCTACTGCTGATATATTGAAAACTATTCAAGGTATTCTGACTGCTCCTTCGGCTGCTCCAGCTAAACCAGCAACTTCTGGTAAGCTTCCAGAGCAACCAATGGATCGGGCTGTCAAACAATTCAAGAACAGTCAAGAAGAGCAAAAGGGAGCACAACCACTTCCAGAGCCCGCTAAGGGCGCATACGAATCAGGTAAAGAAGTTCCTGAAGCTGAATGGAAGGCTAGACAAGCCAAAGCACAAGCCACTTATAATGATGCCAGAGCAATAAAGGCTGGTTACAAAGATTACGCACAATATCAACAAATGCAAGACGAGTCTGCTGGTCTAAAAAAGACAGCAGAAGCTCAACAAGCCAGACTAGCAGAACTAAAAAAACAAAATCTAGTATCGGAATCGTATTATTACCGTCGTCTGGCAAATCTGTTTGAAGAAACAAGTGATCAATCAATCAGTGGAGTAAATCCAGCCGCTTACGGTTACACTCCAAAGGGCCAAAGAAAGGCCAGACTAGCTGCTAAAGGATTTGCAGAACCAATGAGAAGTTGGGCAGGAGACTCCACAACCGAAGCTCCAGATCTAGAACCAGAGTCAACTGAAAGACCACACATTGATACCGTGGTTGCTCCTCACATCAGCACTCTGATTGCTGCTGCTGATAAGGCTCAAATTGATCTAGGCCACGGAGAAGCTTTTAATCCTCTGAGCCGAGATCATCAAAGACTGATAAAAACATCTAAAGATCCTGCAGTCTTAAAGGCTTCTCAAGCCATAGGACAAATCAGAAAAGACTACGGAGTAGAAGACTAATAAAAAACCCCGGCCTAAAAGCCGGGGTTTTTGTTTACACTCAGTTTATACTCAGTTAGGAATACGTGAGTTTAGTCCGGTGGTCTTCTTCTTGGGAAGAGCATCCATAGTATCGTCTAGATCTCGGTAGATCTCTAGCAGATCACGATCGTGGCGATCTTCTAGTTCATTTACCTTGCCGTTAATGTAATCCATATTATTACGGATCTCTTGATGAAGTTGTTCTGTTTCACGCTCACGCTCAAACTTACCAACAATGTTTTGACGATAAGCAACAAAAGCTAGAACGATAGTGAAAATAAAATTTAATAAAACTAGATTATCAGTGTTCATAATATCAATCTCCTTAATTATTTTTAGTAATCAATCCACATAAATGTAAAAAGTAATCATGTTTATAATGGCGTTTCATCATATTTATATCTTTATGTAACCATTGTATATTTCCTTTAATATAACCTTTTGAAGAATCTATTCTATCACAAGAAGCAGTTTTAGATTTAAAATCAATAGGCAATTTACTATAAGCACATAATCCTTTTTGGATTTCATATATTTTCCAAAGGTATTCCATACTAATATTAAATTCTATTGGTTTTCTCCCTTTACCACCATTTGCTCCTCTTTTTAGTGAAGAATAATAAGTTTTTGATAATTTACCTACTCCTTTAAAATTTCTAGGTTCTCTGCTTTTTATACAACCGCAACTTTTAGTCTTATTTTGTATTAAGTGAGTTCCTAGTACTGTTTTTTCTACACCACAAGAACATTTAACATTCCATCTAGAATGTTTATTTCTACTTATTTCCGACAAAGACACAACAGTTAGATCTCCAAATTTTAAACCAGTTAAATCTTTTAATCTAGACATCTCACACTCCTTTTATATTTTATATATAAAAAATGTGAATTAAAGGATTAATTACTTGTTAAATCTACAATTTCGCATGAGGTAGCTGAACATGCATATTGTTGTGTTCCTGTTGTTTGATCTGTTTTTTCCCACTTCTTGAGTTCACTCCAATCCACATCCTTTGGAGTAACAGCCAGTAGTTCTTCGTACTGCTCCTTGGTGCAGTCTTGGTATGGAGCCTGACGATACGAGTGATCTGAGTGTGGCAGGAACGAAATACCACTAATCTCATCAAAGTGCTTGTACACCCACGCACCCACTTCCATCCACTCGTGTTCCTTCACAGTCACAGTGATTGAAGGCTTGTGTTCGCACCAGTAACGTTGGTAAGTCAGCCATAACTCTAGATGCTCAATAGCAGTCATATCATTACGAGTAACTGAACCTACCGCCTTCATGGGGAACGAGAAAACCATAACATTCTCAGGCTTCATCACACACGGCTCGTGAGTAAAGCCTTTCTCAATCATCATCTGACATAGAGGATCCTTACGGTCTGCACGAACAGTGCGGATGTAATACTCGTTGTGGCGAGCGTGGATACCGGATGCAGCATCAGTAAGTTGAGAAACAGTACCGCTTGGCTTAATGCAAGTGATAGCAGCAGCCGCATTGATACCTAACTTCTTGGCCCATTCTGCGTTAGTCTTAACCGCTGTCTCCTTTAGATTGGCAAGATTGGCCTTTAGACCGTGCACGTCACGCATCATCTTGTTGTCTAGAATACCGGTTAATGAGACGCCAAGCAGAGCCTCTTCTTCACAGTTCTTCTTCCACTCACTGGACAAGTAAGGGAAGTTGGTTAGCGAGGCTTGCCATGTGCCTAGAATGGCAGCAAGACGAACCTTGCGTTGTAGTGACTCCATGGTGTCGGTATCACGAACAATTACTTCTGTGAGATTGCAGAACTGACGATCTCGTAAAATAATTTCTGAGCAAGGATTGGTACCGAACTCGTAGGTTGCGTCACGACGATCACCCAGTTTGGCTACCGTCTTTTGGCAAGCATCACGATTAAAGATACCACGCTCACCACTCTTGCTCTTGTACAGTGATACCCACTCTTCCATGAAGGTACCAATCTCTGGCTTCTCCTTGTACACTACACTATTATTCGCAAGTGCTCTTTGAGGATTAGCTTCCCACCATGCTCCAGTCTTAGCATCACGCATCCGTTCATCGGTAAGATTTGAAAGGCTGATAAGAGCCGATCGACGGACTCCTCCGACCACCACAATTTCCGCAACCTTACAGACGAGATCGTGGCATTCGATGGAGGTGAGCTTCCGTCCAGCACTTCTTCTAAATGTATCCACTGTGAACCTAAACAGATCATCCAGTGGCTTTGGGCCAGACGCACGACCTCCAAAAGTTTTGAGTCGGGCACCAGCAGGGCGTACTTTAGATAAGTCCCATCTTGGAATTTGACCACCAAT